ATTTTTCCATTCCTTGTCTGATATCCGACCAAAATTATAGAACCGTTTGCTATCCTTTCTACTATAGTTAGTTTTAACGGAAGAGAATCTTGTTTTCAATTCTACTTTTTTCCCATTTATTTTGTAATCAATTCGATTGAATACAGGAATAATATCAAAGCCTTTTTCTTTGCATACCTCAAACAAACGGATCTCTCCTAATGTTCCTTTATGAACATTATTAGTGCCTTTAGAATGTTCAAATCGTTTATATGGGTCTTTTTTGTCCGCTGCAATTTGTGCTTTCTTTTGTATACGTTTTTTAGTAAGAAACTCATGGTAAGTAGTGGAATTTAAGAATTCAAATATCCTTTTACTTACGTCTGAGGACATATTGTATTTCTGAGTTAAGGCTTTAAGTTTAAAATCCTTTAACCATATTGTAATCACAAAATCAGAGATAACACCATCGCCATATTTTGCTTTAAGGCGGTTTATCTTGTCACTCCTTTTCATTTTTTCTTCCTCTCTTTGTTTTAAGTTAAAGTAATCTGGACCGGCTTTTGCTTTATATAATGTTACTGCATTTGATTTTTGTCAACCTATTTTTTCCTGGTAGATTGTTCTACAATACTTTCCGGATATTTACGCTGGACACAGCCCTTGTCCAAACCGGTGAGAAAGTCGATAAAAGAAAGGACCTTCACCATTTTCCAAATTGCCCGGATTATGTAAACCTTCGCCTGATCCAAACCGATAAGAAAGCAAGGAAAAGGGCGCGTTGCCACGCCCTTCACCCTCGCTACTCGATCGAGTAAGCTCCATCTCTCGCTTCCACGTAGCATCCTTTCCTTGGCGTCTTGTTGCCAAGGAATCCGCTCAGGCGAGAAGCTGCCTTCTTCGTTTCGCCCTTCTTGTAGTACACCGCCATCAAGAAGCCAAGCAGTTCATGCCTCGTACAGCTCCTGCTCTTCAACAGGGCGATCATGCCACTGTTTGAAGAAGGGTGATCGTGACGGAACTTCGCCACGTCCACTTTCGCAAGATCGACCGCTTCAATCTCCCTTCGTGCAATGACCACGACTGGCGTCTTCGCGATGCGCTCCATCACTTCAGCTACTGTCTCCTTTTTCTTCATCCGACTCACCTCCTCTCATCTCAATTGTCAGCCTCTTGCTGACAGCTAAAGTATAATAGGATAAAAAAAGAAGACACAAGGCTCTGAAGAGCGAGGAATCTAAGGAAATCTAAGGAAATCTGAGGCGTGGATTTTAAGATTTTCCTGGCGAATTGTCTTTAGGTTCTTTCCGGTAGCAGGTTCATTCCCTTGCCTTCTCCAACCAAACCGGTAAGACTGAGCCTGATCCAAACCGGTCTTCGTGTCTGACACATGAGCCTGATCCGAACCGGTCTTCAATTGACACGACACGGCCTCGACCAAACCGGTGAGGCAGGCAAGGCCCGATCTCGAAAAAGGCCTGGTCGTTCTGATGAGGTTCAATTTACCGGATGTGAAACTGAGTGAATCGAACAGGATTCATATATCAGAATGACATATCAGAAAGTGATAATGCAATTCACATGCCAATCGTATATTGGCATGATATATGCTATATGCAAACTGTATGCTAAAGTGATATAACTAAACTGGCAACAAACCGATTGCATACATGACAAAAATTATCTTGACACGATATATCAGTTCATTATACAGAAAAAACAAAAACCCGAACGGGATAAAGCGGAAGGTCCGACAAGGCCGAACGGGATAACAGCCTGCAAGGGCAGAAACGGAGTAAAGAAAATGGAAACGGAGAAAATCGAAACAACGGAAGTAAAGAAAATTGTCCCGAAAAAAACACCCAAAAAAACGGCCAAAAGCATCGCGGATGTTATGCAAGCTATCGCCGACGCGCCATCTCCAATTGTCACACGGCGCGCGCCGGTCATTACTGCAATCGACCTGGAGAAAATCGACTTGAAAAAATTCAAGCACGATTATCCGTCAAGTAACTCCGGTATGATTGCTTTACTGCTATCGCGCCCAACAACGCGCCATGAACTGTTAGGGTTTCTGGTCGCCGTTTATTACGGCGGAAAACCCGAAAACGTGAAACGAGCGTCATCCCGACTAAATGGGTTCTTGGCGAACAGAACCCCCCGCAAGGGTATTGATACAGTGTTAGCTGATGGGAAGTATAGCTGCAAAGCATAATACATGCCATGTGGCAAATTAAGGGGTGCTTAGTGCCCCTTTTTTTTTGTGCTTAGTACCCCCCCATACTTTCCGCCGAATAGATCACGAGCATAAGGATAATAGTTGTTACTTGGGTTTTATGCCATTTAGAGTGTATATCATAATGGCATACACTATTAGCATATACTATTCAACCACCGCCGACCTTTCCTCCTCGACCACCGCCGACCTTTCCTCCATAAGCTTCTTTAAGAAAAAGGTTGACACAATGTTCCTCCAAGTTTATATGTGGACCGATGGAGGTTCTGTGCCATGGCTATTGTTAAGAGGACAAGAGGGGCTGAGTTGCCTAAAGAGAATCTCTCTTGTAAGGAAGCGACTCAATTGCCAAAAGCAGAGAGAAAGACTTCTATTGAGAAGTGGCAGGAAGCAAGGGAGAAGTTTTCTGCTGCTGGCATTTCTGAAGAATCTTTTCTGAAAAATCCAAAATACTTTACTGAGAAGCTTCGTGGAGCAGGGATAAGACCCCGCAAGAGGAAAGTCCTTGGGGACATTACTTATAGTGATGTTGAAACGGCGATTTGGAGTTCTCAGGGTTCGATTGCTGCTGTCGCCCGTTGCCTTCGCGTGTCTGTTTATCACGTGAAATCGATTTTCAAAAGATTTAAATTGCTGGAACAGGAGTTTATTGAGTTTAAGGAAGCTATACTTGACGAAGTGGAAGATTGTTTGCTGACTAAGATACGGATGGGGGACACTCTCGCAATGATGTTTTTCTTGAAATGTATTGGTAAGGAGCGGGGGTATGTCGAACGCGCGGATACGACTTTCCAAAAACGTGGCGTGAAGATGAAAATCGTCAGGGCTCCGAAGAGCAAACTTTCAGATTCTAAGCCAACTAATGTTTTGACGTTTGCAAAAAAGGCGGGAAATGAGTAGGACATCCCGACAGCTTACTGAACCAATCATCCGCGACGACGATGACAAAGAACTTGAAATCGTCGCTACGGATATTTTTTATAGGAACCAAGAGACCCAAAAGCCTATTGTGATTGACCGCGGCGGTGCGGGTTCGAGCAAATCCCACAGCCTCGAACAGTTGATGCTTTACAAGTTTTTCAACGAGACAAGAAAGAAGATTTTTATCTGCCGGAAGTCTTTGCCCGCTCTTCGTCGGTCTTGTTATTATGAAATGGATCAACTTGCGTCTGAGTATGGCGTCAGAGATCAGATCATCGAAGAAAAAGTACATTTGAACTGGCACTATGGGGACAACTTGATCTCATTTGGCAGCCTTGATGATCCGGAGAAAGCGAAAAGCTTCAACGTCAATTATGTCTGGATGGAAGAAGCTACAGAGTTCACATACGATGATTTTCAGCAATTGCGCCGCTGTCTGAGGAATAAAACTATCGATGGCATGCGAAACCAGATGTTCCTCTCGTTCAACCCAATTGACGAGTTTCATTGGATTAAGACGAGGATTCTCGACGATCCTTCATATGCAGATGATATAGTCGAGATCCACAGCACCTATCGCGACAATCCGTTCCTGGAAGAAGATGCCGTCAAAGTCTTGCAAGGATATGAGCAGCAAGACATCTCTTTTTATAATATTTATACGCTTGGGCAGTGGGGAAAGCTTGAAAATCTGGTTTATAGGGGATGGGAATCTGTTGACTACATGCCTGAGACTTCAGACAGAACGATATATGGGCTCGACTTTGGGTTCAACGAGCCGTCTGTTCTCGAACGGATTCTGATCAAAGGGAAGGACGCTTGGATCGACGAGAGGATTCACCACACGAAGCTAACGACGACTGATCTCATTCTCAAGATGCAGAGCGCAATCCCTGAAAACGAGAAAAGATGCACGATCTACGCAGACCCTTCGAGTCCTGAAGTGATTAAAGAAATCAAAGATGCAGGATTCAATATCAAGCCTGCAATTCGCTCGCTCAATCCCGGCATTGATTTTGTCAAGTCATTTAAGTTGCATATCTACAGTGGTGGAATCAACACACAAAAAGAATTTCGGGCTTATAGCTGGAAGAAGGACAGGGACGGAAATGTGACAGACGATCCTGTTGGCGCTTTCGATCATGCACCGGACGCCGTTCGATATGCTTTGTATACAGCGTTGAAGGGCGGTTCGGGATTCAGGGTGAGGATTTTGGGATAGAGGTTTTGATAATGGAGTTCACGGAATATTTATCCTTCGTGGGAACGAAGTTAAAAGAAGCAGCGGACAAAAGCGACAAGGAAGAGTGGATCCGCCTCGCTACTGTTTTGATTGAAGCACTACAGGAACAAATCAGAAAACTTCAAGGAGGCTCCTGATGGCGAAGGAAGTTGGTTTCATCGATAATGTTTTGAGCAAGATGGGGCTTATACGAAAAGGAGCAATTGGCCCTTTGCCAGGCGATAAAGTCATTTATAGATCGCTGAGAGAGCTGCTTGGAACGCAAGGGGCAGTTTTGAACAAACCCTATGAGCAAAATATTTGGATTTATGCGGCTGTCAACGCCATCGCAACGAATATAGCGAGAGTACCTTTTGACATCAAACGAGATATTGGGGCGGGGCTTTCAAAAAAGATTGAAGAAGGAGCGATTTATGATCTCTTTCTCAATCCGAATCCCCTCATGTCTCAGCGTCAGCTTTTTGAAGCAACAATGATCTTTTTGAGCTTGCAGGGTGAGGCGATCTGGATTTTAGAAGGCCGAGACAATATTACTCAGATTCCAAAAGAGATTTGGACGTTCTCGCCTGCTCGCTTCAAGCCTGTTCAAAACAAACAAGGACAGGTCGTGGGATGGAACTATGATAATGGCACTCCTGAACTGATTCCTTTTGCAAATCATGAGATAATCTTTTTCCGCTATTTCAATCCTTATGATGATATTCGTGGACTCGCTCCTATCAAAGCGGCACAAGAAAGTATAAATCAAGACTACTATGCAGCGAAGTACAACTCCGCATTCTTTAAGAATAGCGCTGTTGTGAGTGGGTTCATTACGGTTGAAGGGGAACTGACAGATGAACAGTTCAACAGAACGCTTAAACAGTTCGAAGACCGTCATCAAGGATATGAGAAAGCTCACAAAATCGCTCTGCTTGAGGGCGGAGGCAAGTTTGAGCAGGCAACAATCTCTCAGAAGGACATGGAATATATTGAAGGGAAAAAAATGACGAAGCAAGAAATCCTTGCTGCGTTTAAGGTGAATGAAGTTGTGCTTGGTGGATTTGAACAGATCAAAAGTTACTTAGGAATTAAGGCAGCGGATAAAGCATTTTGGGAGGAGTGTTTGTTGCCAAAAACTCATTATATTGAAGATCATCTCTGGGCAAAATTCTTTTCAAATATTGGTCAGCGAAGAGGGAAAGGGAAGATTTGGGGTGAGTTTGATCTTGCGACCGTAGGATCGTTGCAGGTCAATTATGATGACAAGATTGTAACTGCGGGAAGAATGTTTACGATGGGGTGGCCGATCAATGCGATCAACCGTAGACTTGAACTTGGGATGGAGGACGTGGCTTGGGGTGATATGTGGTATGTGCCTGGTGGGTATTTGCCTGTTAATATGCTTGGGAAAGTTAAGCCAATATCTGTTCCTCCTGATGATAAGGGATTTCTTCTCGAAGACACAGAATCAGAAAAGCCTGCATCGTCTTTTTATGAACTCGAATTTCGAAACAAGATCAAAAAATTTATATTTGAGGTAAGAAAAAAGGTTCTGTCCTCGATTTATGAAGGGGACTTCATTCGCCCCGATGTCAGAAAAGATTTTAATAAATTGATCAGTGATCTTCAAAGGGTATATTTCGTAACGATCAACGAAGCATATCTTGAAGCGTCAAAGCAATTACAAAGGGAACAAAAAGTTGACAGCAATGCACCCGAGGTCGTAGTTTACGTTTCAATGAGAATTGGCATACTTACTGAGGGATTTGCGGGCTTGCTCGAAGATTTGTTTGATGTTTTGGAAGGATCGATATGCGATAAAGAAGGAAAGGCTGAGAAAGTGCGAATAGTCTTTAATGCAATCACACAAAAATCATTGATTCTGGCAAGGAAGGAAGCAGTACAAGCTGTGGATTTTGGGAAGGCGTTATTCGTTCAAAACTCTTTTGGATCATCTATCGACTATACCAAGAGTGTTGATGATGCAGGAATGTAAAAACAGGTTGATTATTTTTAAAATAGGTGTCTAATAGGAAGCAAAGGGCTTTCTGGATGCTAATTTGGTGAGGGAGGAATGGGAAATGGATGAAATGATCCGAAGGGTCGTACGGTCGGAGATAAAAAGTGTCAACGAGAAGGATTATACCGTAGATGTCACGATGTCTGACGAAACTATTGATCGGTATAAAGAGATTATCAAGGCGAGTGCGTGGAAGAAACGCATGGCATCTTTCAAAGCTCATCCTATCCTCCTTTCTTCTCATAATTATCATGGACTGATGAATCAGATTGGTGAGTCCCTCAAAATAGGGGTCAAGGATGAAAAATTGGCATCTACATTCAAGTATTATGCTGGAGAGGGCAATCCTGAAGCTGATTGGGCATGGGTGCTTGCGAGTAAAGGCGTTGCTGCTTATAGTGTTGGTTTTATTCGCCATGCAGGATACCGTGTTGATCCTGATGCAGATTATGAGGAGGACGAAGAAAAAGTGGGTTATCAAAAAGCAGGCGTTCGATATGTTTATACAGATGTCGAGCTTCTTGAGTGCTCACATGTCACCGTCCCCGCAAACCCCATGTGTTTACAGAATAGTTTTGATCAAGGGGTTGTAATGCGTGATCTTGAAGAAAGAGCATTCCCGATGATGGCGGAGTTGGAAATTGCTTTAAAAAATCTCTCTCGAAAGGTGAAGGATGTGGAGAAAGAAGCAATTGTCAATCTTCCTCCCTTTCATTATAAGTTAGATGATGACGTGAAACATAGTACAATACAAGACATTTCTGGGAGTTTTTTTGAGATAAAGCACCTGGTTACCACAAAGGAAGGTGTGTTTTTTGAAGAAGAAAGAATCTCGGATGAGCATGTCTTTCATATAATTGATTTGAAAGGGATGACAAAAGAAGATTGGATTACTGCGTATGCAAGTGAAGTTCCCCATTGGGCTGAAGGTTTATCTCCTTCTGTATTTGCTCAAAAATTCTCTGATCGGATGAAAAAAGATGGAGTTGGTAGCAGGGTGCTTGAGGTGGGGTGTGGGAATGGAAGGGATTCGATCTTTTTTGCAAAATCGGGCTTTACTACAACCGGCATTGATATTGCGCCAGGGGCGATCAATCTTGCAAAGAAGAACGCAAAGAAACTTGGTGTCAATGTGACTTTTTTAGAGGCTGATGTAGAAAGTCTGCCTTTTGAGGACAAATCATTTGATTCTGTATTTTCTCTTTCTGTATTGCATTCAACAGATTTTGGAAAGTCTTTCTCTGAGGTTCAGCGAGTATTAAAAGAGAAGGGCTTGTTGTTTGTCCATCTTTATACAAATACGATCAAAGCAGACGGCATTGAGGAGAAACATATTTCCGTTGATCAATTTATTGATTTGTGGAAGGAAAAAGGATTTGAGTTTCTTTCTTTCTATGATGTTTGCGATGATCTTGGTTATGATGAGTTTGGAGAGAAACATGATATGATCGTTGGGGTCATGAGAAAGGCATAAAAATGAAAGTATGTCTGGAATGTGCAAAAAGCCATGTCATGAACAGAATTGCGTATCAAGAGGGTGATGAGAAACAACGCGCAGATATAGTGTTTATGGATCGGGCTGGAAATCAAACAGGTGATGAGGCGTGGGATATAACCGATGAAACCCTTTGTAGAAAATGCGGGGACGATGGAGAATTGATTGATATAAAAGGACCCGCCATCCCAAATGTGGAATCTCAGGTACGTAAAGGACTGGGTAGATATTTCTGTGATAATACACGTTGTGCGAAATGGACGCAAGAAGGGTGCTTGCTACGGAAGGTCGGTCTGACCTGTGATAACGGCGAATGCAAATTCAACGTGAGTCCAATTCCAGGTGTTTATCAGTGTGGATGCATGGATGTACATCTTGATGCGGACGGAAAATGTCTGGGGTTTAAGGAAAAAGGAGGATAAGAAATGAAAATTAAACATGAGTTGGGAGAGACAGGCTTGATTCATAAAGTTCTTGATGTTGACATAAAGAAATGGGAAGAGACGGAAAATGAAATTCGCCATCGTGTGCGGGAACCTGAACTTTTTTCTAAATTTCGGTACATTACAATTAAGGCCGACAAGCCCAAGGTAAGAGCTGTAATTGGCAAGTTGAAGAATGAAGATAACGAATGGAAAATTCAAAGTCTGCGATTTCCAAAAGCAGATGGTTGGGATATGACAAAGGCAAAGGCGTGGGTTAAGGCACATCCGGATGTCACCAAATCTATTGAGGAGGAGGAAATAATCATGGGAATCGACGATCTTAAGGAAATGATAGATGAGCTGAAGGCGAAATTCTATGCTGATTCTGAGGAGGCGAGGAAAGATTTTCTTGCTCTGCTTGAAACGGCAGTGAAAACAATCTGTGATGAGATTGCTCGGAAGACGATTGAAGCCCTTGATGCCGAGCTTGAAAAACGCAAGGAGAAGGAAGTTGAGGAAGTGATCGGAAAAGATAAGAAGAATGAGATTGAATTGAAGACAGAGGACGCTGATGGTGTTCTCGATGTTTTTAAGTCGGTTACTGAGGAGATGAAATTGGCTTTTAAGATTCAGTCCGAATAGACAATGAATCAATTGAGAGCGAATTAAATCATAAGGGAGAATTAACAAAAACTAAACAACTAAAAAGAAAGGGACAAAAAAAATGGACATGCTTGCTGAAATCAAAAAGTTGCTTGAGGAACAGAAGTCGTTGCTTCTCATGAGTGTTGACGATAAGGTGAAAGCCGCTATCGCGATGATCCCGGGTCTTGAGGTACGGATTGCTGAGATGGAAAAGCTCGTAACCCCCCGAAAAGTCATTCTGCCGGGTCTCGAAGATGAGAAGGAAAAATTCAGTTTCTTCAAGTCGGTTTGGGCTATCAAAACCCAGAATTGGGATAACGCGGGTTTTGAAAAAGAGGTATTTGACAACACGCGAAAACGGGCAATGGCGATGGGCACGGGACCTACAGGTGGCTACATCGTGCCTACGATTTACATTGCTGAATTGATCGAACTGCTTCGGGCTGAGGCTATCGTCATGGCACTCGGCGCGACAGTTCTCTCTGATCTTCAGGGTTCCCCTGTTCAGATTCCTCGTCAGAGTGCAGGGGCTACGGGATACTGGGTCGCTGAAAATGCAGCGATCACTGGTTCTGATTTGACTTTGGAACAGCTCTCGCTAACTCCGAAGAAAGTCGGCGCCCTCGTGAAGCTCAGCAATTCGCTGATCAAACTCGCGAACCCGTCTGCTGAAGGTCTGGTAAGAAGGGACATTTCTTCAGCGATTGCTCTTCAGATCGATCTGAAAGCTCTTCGTGGAACGGGCAGTACAAATCAACCCACAGGCATCGCGTCAACGTCAGGAATCAACACTGTTGCAATTGGTGCTGCCGGCGGAACTCTGACGTGGGATCATCTGCTCGATATGGAGTATGCGCTGGCTGAGGACAATGCTCTGAAGGGCAAACTCGGCTACGCGATTCACCCTGCTCTGAAGCGCAAGCTGATGAAGCAGAAGGTTGCTCAGTTCAGCGGTCAGACTGATGGTGCATATGTTGTCATGCCGCTTACGGAAAGCTTGTTCCAGGTATGGCTTGGCTATCCGTACAAGATGACGACTCAGATTCCAGTAAACCTGACGAAGACTACAGGGACTGATCTGACTGAAGTTTACTTTGGCAACTGGATGGAACTGATCATCGGTCAGTGGGGTGGGATGGAGATCGCTCTCTCCACGGAAACGAGCGATGCGTTCGAGAAGGATCAGACATGGATTCGTATCCTGCAGGAAGTGGACATCGCAGTTCGTCATGCTGCGTCCTTCTGCCTGTGCAATGACGCCGCGTCAGGTAATTAAGGATTAGTGGGGGGAGAAATCTCCCCACTACAAAAAAACGAAGGAGGTTATCATGAGTGATACCGTAGGTGGGGAAATCAAAACCCTTGTTGCTTTCACTCCGCGGGCGTTGTCGGGCGAGGTTGCACATGATGGTGTTGTCATTGATCGGTTAGGATATTTGAGTGCTGTGTTTACTCTCGTTGCAGGGAAGTATACAAGCACTCCTACATCGATCAATGTCGCTTGCAAGATTCAGGATAGTGCAATGTCAACTGGTTCGTTTGTAGATATTTCAGGAGCGACGGCGAATGTTTCAGGTGAGGTCACAACTGTGGCTGATCAGGATCAGGAAATCAATATTGATCTTCGTGCAAGCGAGCGGTATGTCAAGCTTGTTGTTACCCCAGATTTCACGGGCGGCAGTTCACCGACGTTGTTCTTTGGCGCCACAGTGTCTCTTGGGGAACCGTCGATCAAACCTGCCACGTAATAAATGTAGGGCGGGTTGTTGCTCGACCCGCCCAATCTTAAAAAAGGGGAATGTGTTATGTTGATGAAAGTCAGAACAGGTTATGCATACAAGCTTGGCAATAAAGAGTTTGTTCCTGGCGACGTGGTTGATTTATCTGAGAAAGAAATCCAGGAATTTCACTGGAAGCTTGAACCAACGAACCTTGCAAAAGAAGAGCCGAAAGCTGAGGAACCGAAGAAAGAGGAGCCTGTGCTTGAGAACAGAGCGATTCTTGATATGGAAGCCGGGGCTCCGATCATTCGTAGAGGCGGCAAGGGAAGGAAATAGGGAGTGAATAATGAGGTTGATCTCTCTGACAGACGTAAAAGAGTTCATGGAGAAGACCGATACGAACCACGATGGGTTGCTACGAGGAATTATCGAGCGTGTATCGGCTGCCATTGAAACACATCTCAATCGAAATCTTCTCAAAGCTGCACGGACAGTTCGTAGGGATGCAGGGAGACGGTATTATTATCTCTCAGCCTATCCTATCGATGAATCAGCAACACTAACTGTGACTTGTGATGGCACGGCTCAGACGAAGGACACAAACTTCTTTGTTCGCGCAGATGATGGACTTATTGAGTTTCAGAAAAGTGCCATACCAACGTACACCGATCCAAAAGAAGTTGTTATTGTTTGGACTGGAGGGTACGCAGCGAGCGGAGAAAGTGATACGGAATGTCTCGCTGTTCCAGACATGATGAAGGATGCAGCGTTGCGGCAGAGTGCATATAACTTCAGAAGGCGGAAGGACATTGGGATTTCGTCAGTGTCGATGCCTGATGGTTCAATCAGCAAGAATCCAATCGATGCGTTTCTGCTCCCCGAAGTGAAGACTTTGTTGGTAAACTATCGTAGACCAGCAGGGGAATATTAAAATGCCTGAGTTGCTTGCAATTTCTATTACGAAGAAAGATTATCGAGCACGTTCGATTGCTCGCGGTCGTTCTGTGCCTTTGATGATGGAAGACGCAATGAAGGATTCTTTGGGATCAATTTTGGCTGATGTGAAACGACAATTACCTGGGAAGCGATTGAAGGCTCACACGAAACTTCTTTACAATAGGACTCCGAAAGGAGCCACTGCGCGGTTAGTTGTCGGAGAAGGTGTTCCGTTTGCAAATGTACAGGCTAAATATGGAACTTCTCCCACTATTATTAGGCCTGTGCATAAAAAGCATCTTGCCATTCCTATGAATGCATGGGCGCGAGGAAGACAGAATTCAGTTGATTCTTTGATGGATTATAACTTTGCATTTCATCCTTGGCGTAATAAAGATAAATCAAAGGGTTATTTATTGTATTATGGGAAGGGAACCACACCAATGTTCAACCTTGTTAAACAAGTTTCGGTAAAGCCTTCCGTTGATTTGAACGAAGTGCGTGAGGACATGAGGATGACAATCAGTACAGCATTCAAGAATGCCTTTACCGACTACGATTTTGGATATGTTGCCATAAGAAAGGGTAGATAATGGCAGATACAAAGCGCCAACAGATTCTTGTGAAAATTAAAACAATACTTGAAGGTGTGTCAAGTATTAAAGCTGTTGAAGTGAATAAAACTTCTATGATTGATCTGGAAACAATTGCGTTCCCATGCGCTTTCATATATTCTGATGCAGAAACAAAATTGGGCGATGATCGTGCCGTTATTGGGTACGAGAATTGGGAATGGATCTTGAACTTGGAAATTTGGTCCGATGAAAGAAACGATCAGGAGGTTTTGCTTGGTCAAGTTCATACGGCGATGGCGGCTGATCATCTTCTTGGGGGACTTGCGGTTACTTCAGGTCGCATTGGTTCGAATTTGTTTGTTCTTGATCCAACACGAGCCCTCAGCAGCATGGTGTTAGATTATGCAATTATATATCGTCATAAAATCGGAACCCCTTAAGGGAGGTAGGGCATATGAAAGTATTTTATAATGAGGGACCACTAAGAATGGGATTTGGGGAGGCGGGGGAATTTCGTTTGGGTGTTCCAAAGGATGTTCCGGATTATTTGGCAAATATTTTATTAAGAAAAGGGCTCGTAAAGAAGGTTGATGTCCCATTAGCACCTGAAGAAGAGTGGGCGCCAATTGTCACAGCCAAATCAAGAAAGAAAGGGGAATAAGCCATGGCACAACAATCGGGAAGCAGGGTACAAATTATCCATGATACTGAGACGACATACGGGCTGGCGCCGACAGCTCCAAACGCTTTCATATTGCCCTATGTGAGTGAGAGCTTGAGGCAGTCAAGAAATCTTGTCACATCGAAAACGATTCGCAGTAATCGCAATCCATATCCTCCTGCTCGTGGCAATGTGGAGGTAACTGGAGACATCAATTTCGAATTGTCGCCCCAGTATGGACGTTTACTCAAACACATTTTTGGTTCTGTGGGTTCAGTCGGAGAAGCTGCTCCATATACTCACACATTTAAAATCAGTGGCGAACTACCTGTAGGGATGACAGTCGAGAAGCAATTTACCGATCTTGCCGTACCGAAATACTTCCAGTATACGGGCTGTAAAGCTAATTCGTTTAGATTGACAGCACGTACTGAAGGCATGGTTGATTGTGTTGTTAGTCTTATGGGCAAGAAAGAAGTTGTTTCTGGCGAATCTTTCGATACAACCGCAACTGATCTTGGTCACACTCCCTTCGATGCAATGGAGGCTTCGATTGCAGAAGCGGGAGCTGAACTGGCAACGGTCACTGAGGTTGACTTCTCACTTGAAAACAGCCTCGATGGTGGGAATTATGTCATCGATAAAACAGGTCAGAGGCGTTCGCTGCCTGCAGGCACTTCAAGGGTTTCGGGAACGGTTCGGGCGGTGTTTGAAGATGTTACGCTTTATAACAAAGCGATCAACAATACTGAAACATCGTTGAATGTTGCATTTACAAAAGGAAATGGTGGTGGTGCAACCGCAGGCAATGAGAAATTCACGTTGTATGTTCCCGAATTGATCTTCTCTCCAAACGCGCCTGTCGTCACCGGGCCCGCGGGTGTTGTTGTTGAACTTCCATTTGAGGGTTACTACTCAAATGATGTAAATGCTTCTGCGATGTATGCACAACTTGTGACTCCTTCAAGTGCCACACAGCTTGGGTTGTAATAGGAGATAACTGAAAAAGGAGAAAAGGAGATGGAGAATAAAAAGTATGAGATTGGAGGACAAGTATTTACGCAACGACGCCTCGTTTGGGGGCAAGTCAAACAGTTGATTAAAGAAGTTGAAGGAATGGAATTGCCCTCAAGCCCGTCACCTCGGGACATTCTTACTATATTTGAAGCGAGGATTCCTCGATTGGTTGGGATTGTATTAATTCCTGAAGGGCAAACGGCAAAGAATAAAAACATTGACGAGATGTTGGAGCTGTTTGAGTGGGAATTAGGAGTCGATCAGATCATGGAGATAATCGAGGATTTTTTCGAATGCAACCCGATTCCTTCGTGGTTAGAAAAGATGGGAAAAGGGGTGGAGAAGATGACGGAAGGTGTCGAGAAATTTTCGGAGAAGGGAATTGGATCGACCGAAACGTTGCAATCTTGACGGGGGGTGATTTAACAAAACGAGACAGTGTAATGTGGGAGTTCACTCCTGAGGAAAGTGATGTTTATCTGCACCTGCGATTTAGAGAGATTATCTTTCGAGAATCGATTTTAGCGATATTCTCAACAACAGTCACGAAGAAAAGCATATCGTTGAAAACAGACCCTGAAGGTGCTTACTGTGAAGCATGTAGAGCAAAGAAAAAAGGCACTCAGGATTGTGAAAACTGCTCTCGTGAATTTTATGTTATGGAAGAAGAGAAAAAGGAGTGAATCATGCCCCCGACGAAAACAGAAGTCTTGCTTGAAGCCACCGAGAAGGGGTTTGCTCAGGTTACAAATGCTGTAACGAATCTTGCCACAGCTCTTGGTAATATAGGAAAGAAATCTCCTCCAGGAATCACGAAGCTCGCCAAAGAAATGGATGTGCTTCGTGGTTCCATCAATACCCTCGTAACAACCGTTGATAAATTAGCCACAACCTTTGATAAAGGCGGTGCTGCGGGCAGTCGTTTTGGCGATAAATTAACCATGGGTGCGGGAGGTGCTATAAGGAGCCTCATCACCGACACGGAAATGATGATAAAAGTACAGATGCGGTGGTATCTTGCCCGTGCCGTGTTGTTTGCTGCGGTACAAGCCCCTATTGCTGCTGTCAGAGAGATTGGTGGTTATATTATTGAAGTTGACAGAGCACGATCCGAAATGTTGAGATGGGGGGCTACATCCGGCGAAGTTACGGATCAGATGCGGAAAGGCATTGAACTGGTTCTCATTCAGGTTCGCAAGGCGACGACTGAATTTCCAATCACATTTGCAGAATTGAGCAAAACGACGCAAGCGTTTATTGGTGCAGGCATCAGTGAGAGTGTTATTGCTCGCATGGTGCCTGACATTGCACGGATGCAGACCGCATTTAAAGAGATAAACTTTGAGCAGTTTGCCGTCGCTCTGACAGGGACTTTCAATGTTTTCAAAGAAAGCATGAAAGGGGCTGCTGACGAAGCTGACGCGTTCGCTGCAATTGTTGATAAGTTGATGAAGGCACAGGCGACAGGTATCATTCGACCTGAGCAGTTCACAACAGTCATGCAGTATATGTCTCAAGTAGGCAAGTTAGCCGGTTTCACTCTCGATCAGATTCTTGCGATGTCTGTTGCGATTACGGATACTGGCATTAAAGCTCAGTCCGCATCTCGTTTGATGGCGAGTTTGATGCTATCTCTATCGTCGCCGGAACGGCTACAAATGCTCAAGAATATTGGTATCACACTTGATCGAACGCTTCCTATGGCCGCTCAATTTGATGAATTGCTTACAAAATTTGGGGAAAAGATAGGCAGAGGCGGGGCGATTCCATTAGGCTGGATGGGTGTCATTCAAGAGATTGCAGGGAAAGAACAAGCGAAGATTTTGGTCACGATGATTGAAAGGCTTAAAGAATATAAAGATTTGTTAAAGGCAATTGAAGAATCGAAAGGTGGCCTTATTGCTGCTGCGGATATTATGAAGATGCCTATCTCATCTCAGTGGGTAATCTTTTTGAGTATTTTGAAGGAAATAGGGACAGGAGTTGGTAGTGGAGCGGCAGTTGCTTTAAAAGAAATAATGGCAACGCTTGTTGACATGGCGAACGGTGCTCTTGTTGCCGCAGACAGAACAGGTATTTTTGCAGATAAACTTGATAAACTTGGGTCAGCAGGTAAAACAACAAGGGATGTATTTAATAGTCTTATTACGATTATTGATCAATTAAAATCCCTTTTTGGTGTTTTTGGAACAATTCTGGCTCCGATCACAAAACTTTTTGGGGGACTTGGAGTAGCCATTGAACTGCTGACTACTTTTTACATTGGTAAATTGTTGATCGGTTTTAAAAGCCTATCCGTCTCCGCAGGTTTGTTATCATCAGCTTTTATAGCCGGTGGATTAAAAATAAGCGGATGGGGAATAAAGTTGGCGGGGGCAGGGACGGCATTGGCAATTTTGGGGAGAGGCATACTTTCTTTTCTCACTGGTCCTTTGGTTCTTCTTACAGTAGGCATAGTCGGACTTACCGAACTTTTTCGTTATTTAAATGCTGAAATGGATAAAACGGAAAAGCGAGATTTGGGATTTGCTAATATGTTGCAAGCAGCAAAATCCTCACAACTCGCTAAAGAAAAATCTGATAGAGCGGCTCGTCTTACACAAATTGATGAGGAAATTGCAAAGAATAAGCAACTTGTTGCAACGGCAGATACGATTTTTAAGGGAGTAGGCACTGAAGTGGGACGAGCCCAAGAAGCGCTTAAAAAGTTGCGGTCTGAACGTGATCAACTGCGTTGGGAGATAAGTGCTATAACTGGTCGAGAAAAGACATTACTTGGTGAAAAAGGACCTCCTAAGAAAGTAGTGCCAGGTGAGCCTGCCCTTCCCGAAGATATAAAAGGCTATGAATCTCGCATCCGTGATGCGATGATGAAAATGCTTAAAGCAGAAAATCAGATTGCAGAATATAAGCGTCAGCAGGCTTTGGCAAATTTGGAACTTGAGCACAAAGTTCTCGGATTGGCTGATGCTGAATATAATGCCAGAAAAGTCGCTATTGCTAAGCAAGCGACTGACGAACAAATGGGAAACCTTGAGGCGGCTTGGCCTAAGATTGAAGCTCTTTATATAAAGGAACTGGAACATGCGCGGTTTAGTGATGAAAAGAAACTTGCACTCGCGGCATCTCGAACTGCTGCGGAAGCGGAATTTGAGAAGTTGAAGGAGAAGATTGCAACGGATGTTGTGAAGGCAGGAGTAACCGAGCGGGTTGCAAATTATGAAGATTATAGGAAAGCTATTGAGAGGATTCAAAAATCGATTTACGATATAACAATCTCAAATATTGATGAGATTACAGATGCTGAAAAAGCAAGTTTTACGATACGACAAGCGGCTATTGAAGACCTTTATAGTAGAGGGATTATATCGGCAGGTGAGTATTTTGATAAATTAAAAGCCATCGCAATTGAGGGCACAGAATCTCGGATAAAAGCCGAGACTGCTAAGCTTCAAGCGTACTTTGATCAGATGAGCAATATTAGCTCCTCGCTGAGTGAGATAGGAGTAGACCTCCCTGCTGATGTTAAGGAGGCATTCGGGGCAGAGAGCACTGCCAAAATGAATGCTTATGCTGATGCCGTTAAGAAAATTCGAACTGATCTCATGCTTCTTTTTGCGGACCTTGATTTGAAGGCAAAAGAAACACCAGCAATTGTCTTTCAGGCATTAAAGGGAATAGATACATTTAATAAATACTTGGATGAAGTTAGCAAAGACTTTGATAATTGGGGCTTGCAACTAAAAGCTGCTGCTGATGCACTTGCAAAAGGAATAGCTGAATCATTTAGCACTTTCTTTTTTGATGCAATGAAAGGGGAGCTGAAAAGTCTTGGCGATTATTGGAATAGCTTTACCAATATGATATTGCAGATGATCGCCAAGATCATGGCGGAATGGGTTGCTCTCAAAGTCATTGGTGGTGTGAAGGGAGGGGGCACCTTACTTGCAGAATTGTTCGCGTCATTTTTTCATGCAGGAGGTGTGGTAGGCTCTACGAACGCTCCCATGAGACTCGTTCCCGCAGGCGCCTTTGCAAATGCGTCAAGATACCATTCTGGTTTATCAGGCGATGAGTTCCCTGCAATTCTTCAGAAAGGGGAAACAATTATTCCAAAAGGCAGTGGATTTGGTTCTAAATCAGTTGTTGTGAATATAAAAAATGAGACAGGGACGCCTGTTCAGAGCAAAAATGTAAAGATTGATTTTAATTTGGAGCAGCTTGTTGTTGGAATCATCCTTAAAAACAAGCAACAAAATGGTCCATTGCGTTATATGTAAGGAGTAAAATATGGCTTTTCCCTCACTCACACAACCACCTAACTATCCACTAAAGGAAATTATTACTGATAGGGCACTTAAAACTATCTCAGAAGCTGGTTATGTTACTACACGGTTAAAGTATACCAAGAAGAATATTTCTTTTGATGTAAATTATTTGATGCTGAGTGATGCAGATAAAGATAGTTTACGCACGTTTTATGACACGGTTGAGACTGTAGATTCATTTACCTGGACTCACCCTTACACAAGTGTCGTTTATACCGTGCGGTTCGATTCTGTGCCCTCGTTTGAGCTTACAGATAATGACAAATGGACCTGTCAATTTCTTTTGAGGCAAGTGTAAAATGCTAACTCTCTCAGCATTGTCTATTTTGGAGAAGAATAAATTATCATCGATGGGAGCTTGGTTGCTTTTTGTAACTGTAACGATGCCTGATGCAACTGTTATTCGCATTGTCAGAAACAATGAAGACGTGACGTATCAAGGGAATACTTATACAGCGTTTGATTTTTCTCTTGAAGCGATTGTGCATGGTTCAAAAGGAAAATTGCCTTCTGTAAATCTTAGAGTTGGCAATGTAGGGAGAGTATTTCAATCGTATATTGAAGCGCAGAGCGGGATTGTGGGCTCAACCGTTTTATTGCAAGTTGTCAATTCTGCATTATTATCAGAAAACTTTTCAGAGCTTGATCTCACTTTTGAGATTCAGAAAACGAGTGCTGATTCTAATTACGTTTCATTTGAGCTTGGGGTTCCATCTCCACTAAATAAACGATTTCCTCTTTATCGTTATGCAGGAGCAATTTGTAATTGGGTTTCAAGGTACAAGGGCGCAGAATGCAAATATGCGGGATCGGAAGCAACTTGTGATGGCCGTCTCGTGTCATGTCAGACCAGAACTGCTGGTAATAATTCATTAAATTATGGTGGTTATCCCGGTCTTGGTCAGGGAGGAGTCAGATTTGTTCGATGATCTTGTAGGTATAAAGTTCGTTAAAGGTGGGAGAGATGTAAAGACAGGCCTTGATTGTTATGGTTTATGCAAAGAGGTTTATCGAAGAATTGGCATTGATCTGCCAGAATATGATTCGCCAGAATTCCGCGAATCAATTGATGAAATTGTTCAAAATCAGAAAAGCAGATTTGAAAAGCTTGATCATATTCAGGCATATGCACTTGTTTTGTTTACAATCAGACCTCCTTATGAGTCACATATTGGGGTCGTACTTGAAGATCGAAAGAGGTTTATTCACATTATGAAAGGAAGTGGATGTTGTATTGAGAGACTTGATGGTATGTTCTGGAAAAAAAGAATAAGGGGTTACTACCGATGGGAGAACCATATTGCTTAGAGGGAAAAATTAAGTAATGGAACAGCAAGTGAAGTTGATTAAAATTCAAAGCCCCTTTGACCATCGTAAAAGAACGGTGGAGTTCAAAGATTGTACATCCTTGTCTCTTCTCGATATTCGCAATAACGAAGCCCCTCTCGATGTTGATTTTTCAGTTTCAATAAACGGGATTGTTGTTCGAGAAGAAGATTACGCAATAACACAAATAAAACCCAACGATTGTATTATATTCACTCCGAATATTGGCGACATGGGAGATGTATTTCGTGCAGTTTTGATAATTGCTATTGTTGTCGGTTCACTTTATGTGGGCAATTTAGCTGGTGTTTATGTAGCAGGTGAAATGGCGGCTGCTGAAATGGCGGCTGCTTATGCTGTTGGTACAATGGTAGAAGCTGCTGTTATTGCGGCTACTATTTATGCTGGTTCCATGCTTGTCAATGCGATTTTACCAGGGGCACGACCGCCGGAAATTGCAGGCGGTGATTTTAATCGCTCACAAACGTATTCGTGGAATCCTGTTACCACACAACAACAAGGAGCAGCGGTACCCATTGTTTATGGGAAACATCGGGTTTATGGCAATATCATCTCTGGTTATATTGATGCTGGAGAAGGGATCTCTACAGATAGTTCGAAATTAAATTTGTTACTTGGTCTTAGCATGGGGCCAATAAAAGCAATAACGAATATAACAGTTAATGATCAATTATCTCCTACATATCCGGGGCTTGTTATTGATACTCGTCTTGGATACTTGGCACAATCTATTATTTCGTCGTTTAATGGCACAAAAGTCACCTATATTTCAAATCGGGAAATAAAGACTGCAACACCCTATACCTACACAACACCCGACAATGATTTTGATGGACTTGAGATTGTTCTGTCTCTTCCGAAAGGTATATATTATGCGAATGATGCAGGGAGCTTATCTTCTCATTCTGTGGAGGTATCAATTGAGATAAGAAACGTGACAACAGGGGAATCATTCAGACATGTTGTGTTTACATCTCTTTTGGATCTTCAGATTGCTGCGGGGTTTTATTGGTCGTTCGGGCTTTGGGTCAATGATCCTATTTCTCCTGAAATGAGTATAGAGAGATGGCTTGAACTTCAAAACGGGGGAACAGATCCAACTGCACATAAAGAAGGAGACACTGATCCTGCGATTCATGTGAATGCTTCGTGGAAGTGGATCGGGCCTGCAATAAAATTAACTACAACTACACCGTTAAATTATGTAACAATCTCTTCATCAAAAGCTACTGCATTTACATACACAAAGAGAATTTCGGGATTGGCACACGGAACATATGAGATAAAGATAACAAAGGTGAGTGCGGACAAGGATTCTGTGAGGTATGGAGATGCTGTACGTCTTAATTCTGTCCTTGAAGTTTATAATGATAAGTATAGTTATCCAAGACTTGCTTTAGCAGGCATACAGGCTCTTGCTTCTGATCAGATTTCAGGAGGCATTAAGTTCTCCGCTGATGTGTATGGGAAGCTCATTCGTGTATATAGAGCTGATGAAGTCCTTGGAACTGATGGCAAAAATTATCGGTGTATTCTTGCACATACGTCAGGAAGCAATACACGACCGATCACGGGTGGGAGCTGGGCGACTTATTGGGAACAAACGGGTCATAGCGCGTTACCTCTCGTAGATGGTAATGTAGGCGTTGCTTGGGTGACGAGTACTGCATATTCTGCCACGGAGAGCTGGCGTGTTGAATATTCAAATAATCCTGCATGGATTGCATTTGATATTCTTACGCAACCCGTATTCAATGATAACCTTACCGTTAATCGTTATGATGCATACAATTCGACATATTTGGATGTGACGACATTTCAGACGTGGGCAGATTATTGTGACACGCTTGTTGATAACGGAAGCTCTGGTCTCGAAAGGCGAATAACTTTTAATGGCGTTTTTGATTCGGCGTCGAATGTTTGGGATTCTGTATTGAGTATATGTCAAATGTCCTATGCATGTCCTGTGTGGACAGGAACAACGATAAAAATTATTACAGATCAAGCAAAAACGAGTACACAGTTATTTACGATTGGTAATATTATTGAGGATTCATTTAAGGAAGTATTTCTCTCATTAAGTGAACGAGCGGGAGAACTTGAGATTGAGTTCACTGATGCAGAGCAGGATTATGAGCGCACAACATTGACGATTCTTGACACGACAGCAAATCGTCCTTCAAATAAAGCAAATAAGGCATTGTTTGGCATTACGAAATCGAGTGAAGCAAATCGACTTGGTCATAGATACCTTGCATATAACAAATATCAGATTCGACTGATTGATTTTGAAGCGGATGTTGATGCGATTGTGTGTGAACTTGGTGATAGAATTGATCTTTCACATGATGTTCCTCAGTGGGGATTTGGGGGGAGGATCGTTTCTGCAAATTCAACTACTGTAACAATTGATAGAACGTTCACCGTTGCTGATGGTAAAACAGGAGCCAATTATACAATAAAGCTTCGTTTGACTGATGATACGATTGTTGCAAAAACACTTGCATCGTCAATGACACCTGGTGATTACACAGTATTAACGATCAACGGTACATTTTCAACAGTCCCTGCACAATATGATCCCTATGTTGTTGGTCTCACTGCGGTTGTTGTAAAGCCTGCTATTGTGGTTGGTCTTAGAAAAGCATCTGATCAGACGATCGGCATTACTGCTGTCGATTATTACGATGAAGTTTATAATTTTGAAGCAGGTAAAGTTTTTACAACTGCATTGAATTACTCATCGTTGAATCGACTTGTTGTAATTTCAAACGTGACTGCAAAGGAATGGGCGCATGTTGACATAGAAACGGGAGTTATTGTGCGCGAGATTTTTATTGAATTTGAAACTTCTACAAATGCGATTTATAAAGGAGCTGTTGTTCAGGTTATTGAACGCTCTGCATCAGGATCTTTTGTCATTGCAAATTTGACGACATCGGTGCGCAAAGTCACATTTACAAAAGCGAAACCATCAACAGAATACCTTTTTATTGTGCAAGGGATGAATGCGTCAAATGAATATTCTCCTGAATCTGTTGTGGGGGATGGAAATAGAGTGACAATTACAACGACAAGCGATTGGGAGTTTGTGAATGGGGCATTTAAGGGCAAGGTTTCGGGGTTACAGATTGTTGGTGAAGATGCAAATGTAACAACGTTTACAGGACGAGATGTTTCATTCAAATGGAGACGAACAACAATTACAGATTACGTAAAGGATGCAGGGAATGAGTTGCATGGTGCAGCAACAAGTCTCCCCGACGTTCTCTTCAAGAATTATCGTGTGCAGATTTATGAATCGAATGGGACTACAAAACGTGGTAATGTTATCATCACAGCAGAGCCTATTTTTACGTATTCACTTGCAAAGAACATGGAGGATGGAAACGGAACGCCTGCGTCGTCATTTGTAATTTCTGTCGATGCTGTTAATGTGTTTAATGAGCAAACGGCGCATCCAGCGAAATTGTCCGTTTCAAATACGGTACCGCCTAATATTACAGGTTTGATTGGATCACTGATTGCTGGAGGTGTGGAGTTTAAATGGGACAAGTGCCCTGACGCTGATCTTAGAGCGTATTATTATCGAATTACCATTGGAAGTGGGACTGCGGAAGAATGGAAAGATGTTGAGAATAATTTTGTATACCGATCGCTGACCTTTGCAGAAATCTCTTTATATACAATGACCTGTTCAATCACATTTGAGGTGAAGGCGAAAGATTGGTATAATCAATATTCCGAGATCGCCGCAAGTTCAGTGATTCTCTCAGATTATATATCACAAGAAGTTCTCGATCTTGCTAATCGTAATTGGACACAAACTTGCGTCTTTTCGGTTACTGATTTAGACACAGTTGCTTGGGGAGCTGGGACATTCACCTCGGCTAATGGTGTGTCTTATTCAATCAGTGCGGGGAACACTGGGAATATGATAGCAAGAACCTATGTTTATTTGGATATTGCTATTTCTACAATTGTTTATCAAGTAACCACAATAGCGCCACACGCAGTTGGGGCTGGGAAAGTCTTAATCGCAACTGCTGTCAATGGAGCGGTGGAGGCAGAATTTCAAGTTTTTAACGGTATTGGTGGATTAAATATAAATGGTTCAAATGTTGTTGTTGGCTCTATTTCAACAACAGAGCTGGCTGATTTAGCTGTGAGTACGGCGAAGGTGGCTGCAAATGCGATTACTACAGCAAAAATAGCGGCCTTAGCAGTTACAGCAGCCGAGATAGCCGCGGCAACAATCACTGGTGCTAAAATAGCTGCACTTACCATTGAAACTGGGAACATAGCTGCTCTTTCTATTACTACAGCAAAAATTGCCGCTCTCGCTGTTACAGCAGCAGAAATTGCAGCAGGGGCAGTGACTACAGCAAAGATTGCCGCCCTTGCTGTTGAAGCAGGGAACATCGCAGCAGGAGCAGTGACTACAGCAAAGATTGCCGCCCTTGCTGTTACTACCGCCAATATTGCGGCCTTAGCTGTTACATCTAATGAGTTAGCTGCCGGTTCTGTTATTGCGGGGAAAATTGCTGCACTTACAATCGTAGCTGCTGACATCGCCGCCGGAACAATCACAGGGGCAAAGATTGCAGCAGTGACTATAACTGCTGCCAATATAGCTGCTTTAACAATAACTGCTGCTGAGATAGCTGCCGGAACAATCACAGGTGCTAAGATAGCCGCTACAACAATTACAGCAAGTAATATAGCCGCTCTTACCATTACTGCTGCTGAGATAGCTGCCGGAACAATCACAGGGGCAAAGATTGCCGCAGTAACTATAGCTGCGGCAAATATCGTAGCAGGCACAATTACAACCACACAAATAGCAGCCAATACTATTGTGGCGGGTAACATTGCCGCATTGACAATCACCGCAGCTGAGATTGCTTCTGGAGCGATTACTACGGCTAAAATATTGGCTGCCAATGTTACCGCAACTGAACTTGCTGCTGGTTCTGTTATCGCGGGGAAAATTGCTGCCGGGGCTATTGTAGCTGCTGATATTGCTGCCGGTACAATCACTGGTGCTAAGATTGCAGCTCTCACCATTGAAGCAGCGAATATTGCTGCTGGAGCGATTACCACAGCAAAGATTGCTGCTTTGGCTGTTACAGCAGCAGAAATTGCAGCTAATACGATAACAGCCGCTAAGATCGCCGCAGGTACTATTACCACTACGCAAATAGCAGCAGCAACGATTGTGGCGGGAAATATTGTAGCAGGCACAATCACAGGAAACGAAATAGCTGCTTCTACGATTACTTCTGGAAAATTAAGTGTTGCACAACTTTCAGCTATCTCTGCTGATTTAGGAACAGTTACCGCAGGAAGTATTGTTGTCGGAACTACAAATAAATTATGGTTAAACGATGCTGCTGATGGAGCATTAAGTATAGGCGGCGCTGTAAAAGCGAGTGCACCTTTCAGAGTTGCGGCTGACGGAACACTTATTGCCACTTCAGCAACGATAACTGGGACAATTACATCCACATCAGGTACTATTGGTGGATTTACATTATCTTCTACTGCATTGTACGCAGGAACAGTGGCAACAAGAATCCAGTTAGACACGGGTGTCGGGATTTGGCTTGGAGCTACCGCATTTGCTGATGCTCCCTTTAGAGTTTCTTTAGCCGGTGCTTTGGTAGCAACATCGGCTACAATAACTGGGACAATTACATCCACATCAGGTACTATTGGTGGATTTACATTATCTTCT